TGGAATCTTCCTGTATTTCTGTTGTAATTTTATTGGAATCTTCCTGTATTTCTGTTGTAATTTTATTGGAATCTTCCTGTATTTCTGTTGTAATTTTATTGGAATCTTCCTGTATTTCTGTTGTAATCGTATCGGATTCTACTGTAACTGTATCGGATTCTACTGTATCATTATAGTAATTCAATAGAGGTAGTTTCGGAATTAACTGTAACTTTATCGACTTTCTAGATTTTTTATCGGAAAAAAATTGGCATGTATCAGTAATGAACTTGGAATCAACTTGATTCAAAGTTGATAGTAAAGTGATTGGATGTTTATCTTCTATAGAATGTATAGATTTAAAAATATTTACTACTTCTATTAAATCAGCAGGAAGGTTTTTTGTAATTCGTTCTTTCTTGATAAGATAAGTGACTGCAAGACCGAAATTAAAATCACAAGAAACTACAAATTGTCTTAAACTATGATATAGTTTAGCTTGCTTTTTATTTAGAGCTTCCATTAATATTTTTTCTGAATTAAAAAAACTTAGAAATTTTTTTGATTTTTCGGTCATAACTTTCTCTCAAAACAAAAACTAATATAACACAAAAACCCCTATTTTTACAGTCTAAAACGGTATATTCTCATTATCTATTTGTTCAAAATTTACAGGAATATTTTGTTCTTCTTTAACTAAATTTGTAAAATTTATTATACTAACTTTTTCAGAAATTAATTTATAGTTAAGGAACCTACCCCCATTGGAAGTACTCTTAGGTTCAGAGTCTACCTTACCTTCTACTACTACCTTAGAATGATCTGGGAGGTCTTTAAGAGCCTTTGCAACACTACTAAAACCGATTAGATCAAACTCTTTACTATCAGAATCAAGAATAGAGAACATGACATACTCATTGCCGTTTCTAGATTGTCTAAATTCTTTTTTAATTACTTCACCTACTAAAACAAATATCATTATTTATCCTCCTTTTTCATTTGTTCTAATTCTGTCACTTTGATTTGTGCTATTTCAAACTTGGCTGGTATTTCTTTTAAAGAAAATCCTAAATGCTTTTCTATAAAGTCTTGACTGAATCCTTTTTTATAAAGATTTGCTATTCTTTTCCTTAGATCAAATATTCTAAGGGTATCATTGATACCATTACTAGTTACTTCATTTTTTATAGGTTGATTTGGTGCTGTATTTATAGGTTTATTTTGATTTGTTTGATGATTACCGTTAGCAATATTGCCGTCATCATCTTCATCTGAATCAATAGATAGTATAGCAGATAGAGCATAACGTCTAGCATAGGTAATAGCAGAACCATAATCCTGAGGTTTATTACTTAAGTTATAAATTCTTGTTTGCGAAAGAATATATTCACCGGATTCATGTAATAGAATAGTTTCAACTATATCGTCTTTAATAGGTTGTAGAATTGATATTCCTTCATTATTCAAAGGTTCTTTAACACATTGTAAAATTTCTGTATAATTTGCGTAATTAGATTTAAAATAAGGGTTCTTTGATTTTTTAATTGCTGTTTTAAAATTTTTTTGGGCTTTACAAAGTGCTGAACTTAGTTTTATAATACTTTCTGAATGTTCCATGCCAGGTTTCCTTTCTGATCGAAAAAGTGAAAACTGGCATATTTTTTTATCTCAAATTAAATCGAATCCCTCCCTCTCCGCTTTACCAGAAAAAGAACTCGATAAAATTTCAAAAATAAAAGCCAGTTTTCAAAGAGATAAATGTTTATTAAACTACAAAAACTAGCTTTATTTTATAGAATCTTTTTGTCTTTTTAAAGTTTTTTCTTACCAATTATTTTAACAAATTGAAAAGATTATTATTTAATGCTTGTAGTGTATTATTATAAGAATGTGCGTATGTTTTAATCGTTTCCTTTTCAGAATTACCTAGTAATTGACTAGCAACTATTATATTTCCACCTGAAAGGTTAAATATTCTCGAACAACCACCATGTCTAAGTATATGAGTACCTCTATAAGGTAGACCAGCACGTCTAAAGCTTGAATTATAAGCATATTTGATTAAATTATATTTAGGTATTTTTTTGTCTTCTATAAATAAAAATTTATCTTTATAATCTTCAATATAGTTTCTTAGATATACAAAAAGCTCGGGAAATATAGGAATAATTTTTATATCACCGTTTTTGAAACCATCTTGCAAATAAGTTTCTTCTTTAGCTGAATGTGTGTATACAACTGAACGTTCTATCTTAATATAAGACATATAAGGATTGTTATAATCCATATAAAAATCTTTATAATGTAAAGCTACAACTTCAGAAACTCTTAAAGCACAATAGTACTGAATCATCGCTAGTAATTCAAATTTTCTACCATAAAAAATAGCTAACTTTTGTAGAAACCATTTGAACTCTGATTCTCTCAATTCTTTTTTAATACTCTTTTTCCTCGGTTTTATATTGCAAAGTAGACAATGCTTTTTTCTTATGATATCTATTTTGTTTTTACCATCTTCTCTAAAGTCATTATAAAAATTAATTATATTCTTTAACAAAGTAAGTTCGTGTTCAAAAGAAACACGTTGTTTGTTCTTATTATTTATTTTCATTCTCATAATCCAATCTTCTATTATCTTAGAAGTTAGATCTTCTATTTCATAATTATCGAAAAAATGAAAATGACAATCATAAATTCTTTTATATAAAATAATTGTATTGTTCTTTAATATCGAACTTTTTACAGAAATAAAATTATTGAATACGTCTATAAATTGCATATTGTCCTCCTTTAATGCTTTAGATTTTGATTTTCTTCTATTACAAAAAAAGCGAAAAATAAACTATAAATATAGGGTTTTTTACTATTTTTTAATTTTTGTTTTTTATATTAGTATCTTATTTTTTTTCTTTTAGAAAATTTATTTTAGTTTTCGTTTTCAATTATTCCACTTTCATCTTCATCAACATTGCAAACAATAACCTTGTTAGCACTACTACTATGATATATAGAGATAAGTTTAGGATCAAATATAAGATGTGCTAGATCATCAAGATATCCTATAATAATAGGATCTTTTCGATCTGCCTTAGCTATTAGAATTGGAATTGCAGAGTTGTCTTTTATTTCTTCTAACCATTTATAAATTGAGATGTTCTTATATCTTTTACACTGAATAGCAAAAGGGGAAGTATTATCTAGATCTACACCTAAACACTCTTCCCCTTGATATTCAAGATGACGTTTAGAATGTGGAAAAAACTTCTTTAAAAAGTTTGATACCCACCTCTCAAAACCATGTCCTTTTTTTCTTTGATTTATCATTTAAGGAATTAATCCACTACATGTTTCTATTAATACTTCTTTAGTTTCATTTGAAATAAAATCTTTTTTACATTTTCCTTCTTGAGAGAATGAATTAATGTTTTCTGCTATAAAGTTTATTCCAAATTTACATCCAAGTCTACCAACAATAGATTGAGGCATGTCTTCTTTTTTAGAAGGACAAATCTTTTTAAAATAGTTGTAAAAAACTTCAGGTTTTTGACATTCATAAGATACAGCTACTTTATTTGAAACATATTTACAGAAATGTTCACATGGATCTTGTACAGTTTGGCAAGAACATAAAAATAAAAAAGGTAAAGCTAGTAACAATTTTTTCATGGAAAAATCTCCTATATAAAGGTTAAATAAAGACTCATCCTTAAGTCGTAAACTATCCTAGTTATTTTGGTTGTGTGGCTAATACTAGGATAAGTTACTACTATTCTATTTTTCAACTATGCTAGTCTTTTTTCTTAAAAGAAAAGTAAGCTACTAGTCCTCCAATGATTAGACCTATGATTACAAATATAGTTGCGAATTTAAAATTGTTATAAGGATCAGGATTTGGTTTAGGATTAGGTTGAGGTTCTATTTCGTCTTTGAAGTCTTTAACTTTAACATAAGCGACTGCATAAGGATGCCCTTTGACATTGTAGTAGTAGTAAGAATTTATTTTGTCGTCCCAGCTATTTTGAATTATATAAGCATTCTTAGTCCAACCAATTATTACTACAGCGTGATTATAAGAAGATGTTCGACAAGCTGCAACATTAGGATTTGTAGATAAACATGAAGAGTGAACAGCAACTGCAACAGCTCCATAAGTAATAACATATTTTTTAATATCATTTTCGCTTGGATATCCTGCACTATTTCCACCACCAACATAACCCCAAGTTTCAATCTTCAAATCGGGATTTAAAAAGTTACAAAGACGTGATCTTGTAGAGTAAGGTACATTAGAAAGCAATGCTCCGCCGTCCTCTGTATATATATTAAATTGAGAATCATACCAACCGCCACTACAACCATAGTTCGTACAATTTTTCATTCCTACATTAGGAGCTCTTAATTCTTTTTTTGCGAAGTTATCTATTAGTTCTTTATTTTTCTTAATGTATCCTCCAATATTTCTAGAATAATTAACTAATTCAGAATAAAAAATAGTGGTAGCACCAGCAAAAGCATAGCAACTACCACAATTTCCTTGATTCAAAGATTGTATATTATCACCGAATAGAATACCTCTAGGATCATACTCTTCAGGAATTTCAATATTTCTTAGAAGTTCAGATGTTTCTACTTTACCAAGTGCAACAGCTTTTTCATACCAATCTTTTGGTTCTACTAAACCAGCTTGATGTACATTCCCGTCACCATCAATAACTTCCTGAGAATATAAGTTGAAAGAAAATAAAAAACTAAGAATAAAAAAGTATAAAAATAATTTTTTCATATGTTCACCTCATAAGGTCTATTGTTTCTAAAAACTTCTAACTTTTCAAATATGCAAGGTTGATACTTTTATATAGATTTGATTGGCTGTTCATATGAGATTTTTAGATTACATTATAAAAAAATAAAAGGAGTAAAAAGAAATAACACCTATAGTGTTGGTGGTCTTTTTGCTGGAATTGGTGGTATCGAACTTGGGTTTAAACAAGCTGGATTTGATATTAAGTGGGCTAACGAAATAGACGTTCACGCTTGTAAAACTTATCAAAATAACTTTGATCATACCCTCATAAATAAGGATATTAGAAAGGTTGATTTCAAGAAACTTCCTAAAATAGACATATTAGTTGGTGGATTTCCTTGTCAAACATTTTCAATAGCAGGAAAAAAAGAAGGGTTTGGAGATAAAGACAGAGGTCAAATGTTTTTTGAAGTTATTAAAGCTATAAAAGTTTTAAAACCTAAAGTAATCTTTTTAGAAAATGTTAAAGGATTAGTTATACATGATAAAGGAAAAACATTAAAGACTATACTAGAAATTTTACAAAAAGAAAAATATTATGTTAAATATCAAGTTTTAAATACAAAAGATTATACTGATATTCCACAAAATAGAGAACGTGTCTTTTTTGTAGGTTTTAAAAATAAAAAACAATATGAAAAATTTGAATTTCCTAAAAAAGAAACTAAACACAAAAATTTTAGGGAGTTCTTAGAAAAAGATATAGATAGTAGATATATATTTACAGAAAATACTTGGCAAAATAAATTTGTTGCAGATGATGATAAATCTAATAATTTAATCTATCAGTACAGGTATGGTTCTTTAAGAAAAACGGAGCATGTACCTACTATTATGTGTGGCCACCCTAAAGCATTGTTTATTCTTGATAATAATAAATTAAGATATCTTACACCAAGAGAACTTTTAAATTATCAAGGGTTTCCTAAATCTTTTAAATTTCCTAAAGATCTATCAGATCAACAAAAATATAAACAAGTAGGTAATGCCGTGACAGTACCTTTAATTAAAAAAATAGCTTTACAAATAAAAAAAGCTTTAAAGGATAATAAATGAAAATAACTTACGAGTTCAATACTGATATAGAAGGCTGTGATCTTACAGAATTACATTGTATTCAACACGCTGAAGACTTAGCACATTGTGTTTACGAAATTCAGAATAAGATTAGAGGTTGGTATAAATATGATGATAGATCCTCAATACCAGTAGAAGAAATACAGGAAGAAATATATTCTATTATTAATGATCATGTAAACATGGAAAAACTAGGGTATTAGCGTATAATCTCATTTTCTAGGGTTTCTAACCTAGCGTATAATCCAATTTTAGATATTATTTCTGATAAACTCGTAAACTTTTCGCATAAAAGACCGAGTTATTTTATTTAGTTTATTTACGCTAAATCTATCAATACCTATATCATCTAAACACTCTTCTCTAGAATAGTATATATTCATAATATCATTTTTTACAATTCCTGTGATTTGTTTTTCCCAAATAAGAATCAACTCAAAAAAATGATTCATATTTTTTTGATAATTTGTTAAATCAGGTGTTGCAATGGCACGTTCCAAAGGAATGGACACAAATTCACCATCTTTTATATAATTAATCATAAAGATAGTAGGATCTTTAAAAGCGTCAAGTTCCATTGGATGATCACCTTTATAAGTTACCGTAAACACATATTGAATATCTTTATGTAATTCTACATTCTTTAGAGGATTTAACTTCTCCATATAGTTTTACTCCTTATTGAAGATTTCTTACATTTTTGACATTTTTCTTCAATAGAAAAGGATAGGGACGTTCTGTACCTACCCTTAGTATTAAAATAAGAAAAGAAGATTTTACTTGTATTTATAGTAGGATAGAAACCTGTGTTAAAACAAAAAAATAATACAACAATATCCAATATAAATTTAATAAAAACTCTATCCTACCTTACTTAATATAAAACAACCTAAATTTTTATTAAAGTTTTAAAAAATAAAGCCGACAAAAAGAAAAAATATAGGGGTTTTTTATTTATTTAATTTGGAGATTCTTATGAGAATTTTATTTTTTTATATCTTAATATTTATCTTATCAGCTTGTGGTAGTGATTCTAGTAATGATAATAATCCTAGTAGGACTCTAGCGGAAGACACTACAAATACAACTACAAATACTAACACTCCTAAAAAAGAATTTTCTTATGGAACATACCAATCTATATGTCTTTCCTTTGGAATGTATACTAGTATACCAGCTTATAATGATATGGGTATGATTCTACAAGAAGTTTTTGATAAAGAAAATAAAAAGCATACTCAACATGCTTTTGTTTATAATGATAGATCATGTACAACTAATTTGTTCAAACTATCTTCTTACGAATATTTTACAGATGATATTGAATATGATTCAAATAAAGATTTATATAAAGTAAAACTATTTTTTATTAAACAAACACATACAGCGGCTTCTACTAGTGTAGCTAATGGTTGGAATGAAAGTAATTATATGGGTATTAATACATGGGCTGATAGAGTAGAAATAGATACTACAGGAAAAAATGCTGATGGTAGTACATTTACTCCAGAATCTATAAGCTATAAAATAATGAAATTGTCAAATGGAGATACTCAACTAATCCAAAATGAAAATTCAAGTACATATCCAGAATCTTTAGATTATGGTTATGTTTTCTTCAAGCGTAATTATTAATATTATTTAACTACCACTTCTCCCAAAGTTCTCTAGGTTAGTATCTATTTGTCTTTCTACAGCTTCAGTAGTAGCAAGTCCTGTTACAGGATTAAATAACTCATAACTTAAATCATTTCTATTTGACTCTTTTGTAACTTCAGGAACCACAACCCTAGTGTTAATTTTATTTAATATATTATTATCAGGTCTCCATAATGGTATATTATTTTTCTTTTCTATATCTACTAATTTTTCTAGAAGTTCTCTTCTTACCCTTTGAGCAATTCCGTTATCAATTAACGCTCCTATTGTAGATCCATACACCTTACCGAGTGCTGGACTTTTCTTTATTCCTTCATGAATCCATTCACCCCAGTTAGCCCCTAGATTGACCCTTCTAGATCCGTTAGCACTGCTAGTACCCAGCAAATCGTATAAATTATCATTTTCTATAGCTCTAATATTTTTATCAGCGTCTTGCCCCATAAATTCAGAAAACTGTTTTAATAGTTTTCTAGTATTTTCATCTTTATTTTTTATCTTAGCTTGATCTTGAAGTTGACCTTTAAATAGAACTCTTTCTACCGCACTATCCTTAGCTGGTTTTAAATCTACAGGTATAACATTACCAAACAATGCATCAAGTTTAGATACCTGTTGTTTATCACCTATGGTTAAAAACTTATTTGCTTTCTGTAAAGTTTCAACCATATTATTAGTTCTAATGTCATTCAACATCTGAGCATAGTTAGTACTATTCTCTTTATCAAATTCTTCTAAACCTTTAACTAGTTTTTTATAGTCTGTATCTTTAGAAGTTTTGTTGACTATGATATTTACTAAATCTTTTTTAAATTCAGGAGAAGTTGCAGAAAGTCTTACACTATCTGATTTTTCAATCATAGGTATTAAATCAGTACCAGTTACTTCTTTAAATTCTGCTATAGCATCTCTAATCTGTTTATCATTCTTATGTTGTTTTAATCTCTTTAAAATAGTTGCATCATCACCATCTAGTTTTAATACCTTAGCTAATCTTTTAAATTGTTCTACTTTTTTACCTAATGGTTCAACTATTGCAGCATAGGCTTTATTCTTATTAATAAGAATATCTCTAGCACTATCTGCAACACTCATTAATTCCCTAGATGACAAAGGAATCCAAACACCTCTGTTATTTTTAGTAACTTCAGTTTCACTAATTTCATTCCAATATCTATTAATCTTTTTCTTTAAATCAACTTCAGAAATATTTGGTTCACCATTCTTTAATTCATCTAAGAATACTTTTAATCTCTTAGCGTTTGGATCATTAGCTTCAAATTTATTGTAAGCATTTTCTAATTTATCTACTAAAGGTTTTGTATCTATATCTTTTTTAGTAGATAATTCCTTCCAACCTTTACTAGATTCTTCACTCATTAGCTCTCTCTGTCCTTTTTGTAAAGCTAATGTAGTATCTACTAATTCTTCATCTAAGACTTGTCCTCTTTCTAAAGCTTTTTCTGTATCTTTTCTAAAAGCATCTGAAAAATCTATAGCTTCATTTTCTGCTTTTGCTTGAATTTCACCAGCTCTATTTCTAAGATTATCTTCAAACATTTCACCTGCAGCTTTTTCATTTTTTCTAGCTGCTTTTATTTCATCTGCTCTTTCAGCATATTTAGAAGCTACTTTTCCACCTTTTATCAATTTACTGAATCCAGCACCAGCTAAAGGAAAAGCTGCCCCGATTCCAGCCCCTGTAGCTATATCTTTACCAAGATTATTACCTTCAGAAAATGCGGCACTTTGTACAGCACCTTCAGCAGCATTACCTAGAATATTAGCTGCTGTTTTTACTGCAGCCTTTGCTCCAAGTCTACCAGCAATGTTAGCAGCAACACCACCACCACTAGGTATTAGTAAACCTGTAGTAGCACTCCCTAGTAAATCTGCTACAGGATGTTCTTCTCTAGCAGTTTTAAATTTTTCGTTTGATTCTTCTTTTAAGACGTCGTACTTATCACCAAAAGACATTTGTTCCCAAGCTTCAGGATCAACAAAATCAGGCTTACTATTAAATATAGCTTCTGTTACTCCAACTGCTTTAGGAGCTAAATTTAAAGGATTAACAGCACCTCTTAAGAAAGCTTCTGTAGCAGTAGTTTTATTAAATTGGTCATCACCCATATTTCTAAGTGATTCTATGTCTTTGTTTGTGTACTTTTCTGGCATACCATTTCCTCTAATCAAGTGTATCGAATATTTTAGGTTTATTCATCCATGCACGATATGCAGCTTTTGGATCATTGTTATATTTAGATAAAAGTTTATTTGTCTTATTAGGATCTTTACTTATTCTATCTAGTTTTTTAATATACTCAGAATCAACCTTCTTTTGTGCTTCTACAACTGAAGCATCTTCTGGTACATTATATCCCCAAATACCTAGCTTACCTCTTAATACATCTTTAGAATCTTTATCATTTAAGAATAAACTAGGATTTTCATTTATGAATGAAACGGCATCTTTACCTTCTTTGCCATATTTATTCTTTGCTATTTTTAAATTTAAATCATTAATACGAGCTGCACTTATTACTTCACTATCCCTAGTAGGTAAAATATCTTTAGGATTTAGATTAGATAATAAATTATTAATATCATTTTCTATCAGGGATTTTTCCTGTTCTTTTAATGCTTGTAGATCATTTATATTTTGTAGTGTTTCATTACCTTTATTTTGATAAGATTCTATTTGAGCATTTGTTAATTTTTCTCTATTCTTAACTTCTCTATCCTTCAAACCAAATTCTTTTTCAAATTGGCTATCTCTAACTTGATCTCGTTCTTTTTGATATTTATCTTTTTCCAAAGCTTCTCGTCTAGCTAATAGATCTTTATATTGATTGTATGCAGAGTCTCTTTGATCTTTATATCTAGATTGTGCATTTTGAAGACGAGTGTTTAGATCATTCCTTAAAGATTGTGCTACACCTGAAGCGTTCTCACCTCTTAATCCAGCTCCAAACACTTGTAAGAATCTACTAGCACGAGAACCTAAAGAATCATAATCATCTTTAATTTGATTTTCTTCTGTTTGTTGATTAGAAATAATATCTTCTAATGCTTTACTTTTTAGATTAATGTCATCATCTAAAGATATTTTATCTTTTTCTTCTAATTTATCCTTGAAATAATCCATTATTTATTCTCCTTTTTTTTATCGGAACTATCAGCGAAACTACTTAAAGAAGTTGTTAGAGTTCCTAACAATTGATTGTTTGTTTTTTGTTGTTCGCGAGCATCTGCTTTATTAGAATTCCATTGATTAGTCTTAAGACCTGCTATATCTGTTTGATTCTCCCAGTCATACCTATTAGCTTGTACATTTGAATCCTGTTGTTTGTTGTAGATATCAGTATTAGCCATGTTAACTTTATTTCTATTATCTACATTACCAGTATTTGAATTTGTCATCTGATTAACATTGTATTGCTTTATAGCATTAGCAGCAGCTGCACGTTGAGCTTGTTCATTGTAATCTTGAAATCTCATATTACTTGCTAGATTACCATAATTAGATAGAGCTTCTAAGGCACGTTGCTGAGCTTGACTCATTACATCCATGTCTTGATTATTCATTCTGTTAGCAGATGATTGAGCAGCTTGTAGACGTTGTGCTAACTCTAATCCTGAACCATAAACTCCTCGTTGCATAGCATCTTGAATAATAGCATCTTGTTGACCTTGAAGATTCCTGTTCTCATTAGAAATAATTTCCTGTAAAGCTTGTTGATCTATTGCATTAAGACCTTTTGCTTCTGATAAATTTATAAGTTCATTCAAAGCTTCATTTTGAGCGGCTAGTGTATTAGGATCTAAGTTAATGTTATCATATGCGTTCACTTCTTGAAGATAGGTATCATATAATAATGGATCTTTGTAGTATTCATAATTAGTTCTATAATCATCAGGACTATAACGTAAAGAACTAATAGCCTCATCTATTCTTTTGTTAGCGTTTTTAACTGCTTTGTTTGTTGAGTAGTTGTTGTAAAGTCCACCTAATATAGAACCCCCAGCTCCTATCAATAAAGCATCATCAATTCCTAGAACCATATTATAAACCTCCTAATTACACTCTTCTAATACAATGGACTATTTAACAAAATATTTGCTATTTGTTGAAGTCCGTCATTATAGTTAATATCACCTTGAATAGTTTGTTGAAGCAATTGTCTTGCTCTGAATCCTGCTTCAGTCCCAGCGTTTCTATCAGATAATAGATCAATAACGTTGTTTCTATCTCTCTCTTTTACTCTTTCTAGTTGGTTTTCATTTAAATTAGAAATGAGACCTCTTTGAAAATCAGTCGTTGATTTATTGAATAATAAATCAGACAAATCTGAAAGAACAGTATTAGCTCTTTGAATTTGAAGGTCAACGTTCCTTTGATTATCTGCTCCTCGACCATATCCTCCAAAATCAAAACTAGTATCGGTCCTACTACCATTTCCTCTTATTCCTGAACTTAATGCTTGGTCTCTAGCTTCTATTTCATCTAATTCATTTTGAAGTTGAAAAAAAGCTGAACCTTCTTGATAAGGATTGTTAGCAATTGAAATAGTAATAGGCGTATCATTATTAGATAGATTCATAGTTCTATTAATAGCTCCAACCCCTTGAACTCTATTATTATCTGCGACTGCTTTTTGAGAGTCATAAGAATTTCTAATAGCTTGTTCTTGTGCTTTCTTTGCAGCTTGTTTTGAATTCAACCAATTAGCTTGATTTTCAGTAGCTATTTTTTCTTGTTCTGCTCTTTGTTTATTTAGATCATTAGTAGAATTTTCTAGTAGATTCCATAAGTCGCCAAAAGTTTGTTTATAATTTGAGAGAGCATTCCTTCCTGTATTAGTAGCTCCCATTAAAAAAGAATTTAAAGTTTTTCCACCTTGACTAAGGTTTTTATCCATTAAAGATTGAAGATACACGTCATTATTCAAGTTGTCGCTAATTTCTTTAAATTGATCTGCTTGTTTCTTTAATCCAGAATATCCATAATCATCACCTGTGTTCTGATATTCATTAGGCTTTCCTGAATATCCTTGTTCAGTTTCTCTAGCTCGGTTCCAATCATTTTGAGATATAGAATTACTATCAGCATAGTAACTATTTGCTACTTTTTGTCCTTCTTGTGTATTCAAAGAATTAGTTTTAATAGCATTAGAATAATTATCTTTGCTTTCATTTAGTTTAGTTTCATACCCAGGTTGTTGTTGTGAATATGGATTCATTAAATTAGAAACATATTTCCCAGCTTTATTTTGATTAGCTTCTAAATAAGAATTCAAATTAACCCAGTTTCCTGAGCTATTAGAATTATTAGAGTTTGAACTGTTAGAACTATTAGAATTGTTTTCTACTTGTGAATTAACTTCACTACCTGAAGTAGAGTATATATTACCACCAACATTTTGTGGTTGTTGATTTTGATTATTCTGATCTTCATTTTGTTTTAAAAAATAAGCCATTTTTATTCTCCAATTACTAACAGTATGATCTTATATTTTTGATTACTATTCAAACTTGCAATATTGGAAATTGTTAATATGTTTTCATTCTGTGTAAAAGAAACAAAAGGAGATATACTAGACGTATCGGTTGTAATCACTCTTATAACAGAAACCCCAGCAACACGTCCTCTAACTGTAGTTTTGAGTTTTACTGGTTTTATGTCACCGTTTGTATCGGTTTCTACATTTATTGTAACAATTTGTATATTAAGATTTTGTGTTAGAGAGATGTTGCGATTCATAATGTTATATACTGAATCCATAAATGCATTGATCACCGTTAGCATTGGATCAATCCAATTTGGTGCATCTTGAAAATCTTCTCTATTAAGTCTTCTAATATCTGGTAACATCTAACTACCTCGTATCTCGTTCGCTTGCTACTGAGTACATTAATGATATTCCACTAACAGAAAATTGAGTTAAAGCTTGATTAGATGATAATGATAAATCTAACCAACGACATCTTGATTTTTCTAGAGGTATGTAAGATCTAATAGCTTGTCGTCCTCCAAGTTCACCACCCCAAGGTAGTTTACTCCAGCCTCCATAACCCCAAGCTCCCAATGAAGTTGCTATTATTTCTGTTTCTTCACTATCAGGACTACTATCAGAATAAACAGAAAAATATAATTTTCTAAAACTAGAGTCCAAAAACATAAATGTAATTTCTCTAAAGTGCTTAAAGAAACTTGGATTATTGCAAGTAATAGGAAACCATTCAATTAGTTTGTCTATTGGAGTATATATAACAGCACTATCTAATTGGTACTGATAATTGTTAGATAAAGTTAAATCATAAACTATATTGCTAGGATCATTTGGGTTTATAATTCTTTCAGTAATATTTTCTATAATAGAAGATAAAAATCCTTGTTTTATAGTGTAACCAACTTTAACTTTACTAGGTAAAGATGATAATGTAACTTGATTATTACTAACTCCTATAATAGTTACAGAATATTCTTCATCTGCATAATCCTCTAAAGTAAACGTCTTACGTTCTTTATATGTAATACCTTCTGAAGTACCAAAAAATAATTCCCCTTGTTTTTCTTCATTTGGTCGAACTATTCCACAATTAGCACTTAACGTCCAACGAACAAAAGTATTAGTATAAGAATTGTAAATATAAGCCTGAGTACACGTTGTATCATTTGGAGAACTTGGTACAAACAAAATATATTTTCTATCAGAACTATAAGCAATAGCAAAACTTAAAGTAGAAAAGTTCGCATATTCTGATAGTTCAAACAAATCAGTTTCTATAGGCATTGATATAATTGAAACCCCAGTTTCACTTATAGTTGTGATACCTTGATCAGCTACACAATATACCATGTTGTTAAATGCGACAGCTGTTTCTGGTGCTATTATGTTTGTAGTATTATCAAAAAGTTTACAGTTAAAAGAACTCGCACTCTCACCTGATATTCTATATATTCCATCTGTTTTTAAAACAAATAAAGAATCTCTTAGAGCTACAATTCTTTTTATTTCATAGTTAGCAGAACCCACGTCAATATAGTTTAACAAAGGTACAGCTTCAGGTTGTTGTGGTTTAGAAAAGTAAACTCTGTTTTTGTTTTCTTCACTAGTTACTCTAGCACTCAACATTACAGGAAAAAAAGCTCCTGCTTTATTTGTCATTATTGCTATTTCTTCTGAATTAAAAGTTTTAGCTTTTAAAGTAAATTTTCCAGGAATATCAGAATCGCTGCTAGAATAATATCCATAAACAGGACATCCAGGATCACTCCCACTAGGTACATAGTTATTTACGCAATTAATAAAATTCTTAACAGTAGCTTCTATATCTTCAGCTGGGGATCCTGTATCTACTAACTCAAATTGAGTATTAGGATCGGTTACTGTAGTTTTTGCTGTGAAAATTATATTGTACAAATTATTTCCAAAAGATATTTTAATCCAATCATTAGGATAAAGAGCTTTTGTTTGATCTATATTAGAATCTGTACCTAATAATGAAGTTGAATAACTCGCTAATGTTTTAGTATTAGCATAAAAAACACTGTTTTTATATATTTCAATATCCTTGCAAAAAGGAGGTTGATAATTAGCTTGTAGAATTCCTTCCTGAGTTTCGTTTGTGTATAGATAAGCCCCCATTAAGCTTTCAGGTGTTTTATCTACAAATTCAAAATATCCAGTAGTAAGCATACCCGCTGTTATATCAGATTCTAAAACGAGTTGTAACTCATCATCGGGTGTAACATCTATGTTGTTCAGTGGGTCATAATCAGTAGCTGCAGATCTATAAACTTGATAAAAATATTTTTCATCAATACCATCTGGTATTATTACTTTACCTTCTACATTAACAGATTCACCGCTATTATTTTGGAAGATCCTTCTATCAGAAGGTGTACCTAAAATTAAATTATTATTACTATCTTTATATCCATAAACAATTCTATATGCGACTTGTTTCTTATCAGGAATAGCTGTTCCACTTGATAGAGACGTAAAAGTTTCTATACTTAAAGCTTCAACAACTCCCGCAAGAAATGGAGTAGAAGTTAAAGAATCTATCTTCATTACTCCTTTTTCATCGCAAAAATAAAAGTTCTTATTAGCTTCTACATAATGAAACTTCTTAGTATCTACTGGTGATTTAACGTCGGTTGATAGGGTAGTATACGTCCCGCTACCATTATCAACTAACATTGAATCTTCAGTAAAAGATACAAGATTAGATCTATACGTTGCCATTGATTCTATAGAATCCGTGTTTTCATTATATACCTTAAAACCACGTCTAGATTTGGCAACGTTAGGTTGATCTATAACTATGTTATCGGCTTTCAATAATCCACCGTTAATTGTTTGATCATTCAAGTTATTTGTATTTGAATAGATACCGTTGAAACTTAAATTTAATACTTGCATTAGAACCCCCTAGTAAAATTAGGAAGTGCTTTTTTATAACTAGAATCAACCCTAGGGAATAGAGTCATTCTTACTTGTTTTTCCATTTCATAATAATCAGCTTTTGCGTTTTCTAGACCTTGTCGATCATTCATTGTTTCCATTATTTTTATTACAATCATTTGTTCAAATAGTGGAATTGTAGATACTGGTATTTGAGGTATTGGACTACAATTAGATTCCGCTACCCAATCGCCAACTTGAACTCCAGTAACATCTTCAACTTCTATAGTTAAAGAACCAATAGATAGTAAACTAGAATCATCAAATACAGTATCGAATCCAGCTTCTGCAGATATACAGCATAACTTAGTACCTACTGGATAATTTGGAAATTGATTCAATAAAAGTTGATTTGATTCAGAGTTCACAACTCTAACTTGTCCACATTGAGAAGTTGAAACTAAATAATTTGGTCTTCTGTAGTATGATAGTAATAGTTTGTTTGTAGTAGGTATTTGATCAAATTTATTTATTATGATCTCATTTCCACGAATATAGTAACCTAAACCATTATTAGTTTTCAACTCTTCAATTTGTAAATAAGGAATTCTTTTTTTAGAATCTTTGATATATAGATCTCTTATCTTTAACCCTATTGCTTCCTGTGGAATTTTAAATTTACCATCTAAAGATGAAACATCTAATTCAACTTCTTTTAAAAAGTAATCTGCTCTAAAACTCATTATCCAAGGTACTAACTTAGAAAATAATTGATTGTTAGCAAGTTTTATAAACTTCTCATTGGAAAATAAGTTTTGAGAACTTGGAGTTGAACTAATCAACTTTATGTTATCAATAAGAGTATCTATTGTGTAATCTATTATCATCCAAATAACCCTTTATTTATAGGCTAAAATTAATAGTTTATTAGAATCCTTTTTTTAATAGAGATAATAATTTTTTTTCTTTTCTTGATAGATCATCATCATCTTCGCTTTCTTCCATGTCTTCATAAGCTTCTTTATGATCTTGGAATTTTTCGTCGTATGGATGATCATTGTCAACATCATCAAAATTGTCTTTATAAATATCTTCAAAATGATGTATATCATCAGATAAATTTTCTTTATTGTCTTCTTTATCTTCATAATCTTCTTTATCTTCTTTCTTCTTTCCAAAAGGTATTACATAAGATTTTTCAGAAACTGAAACCTTTCCTTTCATATCTTCAGGTAGACCAAAAACTTTAACTAATTTATCTTTACTTCTTTTTCCTAACATTGATAATAATTCATCAATTACTTCACCTTTTGCTTCTTTATCTAGATCAAACATGATTACCTCTCTTAGTCTTTAAATATTTTGTTAATTGAATCAAAAACATTTTTAATTCTGTTTAAGTTTTCTTCTAAAGATTTATTCTTGTCATAGCTCGCATTATACAAAGCTTCTTCTACGTCTTTAAGGTTAGATTTTGCTTTTGCAACTATTAATAGAAATGTTGCTCTTAAAACTTTAATCAAACTTTTATCTTCAGCTTTTAAATAAACATACAAATCTGTAATTGAATTGTATATTGCAGATTTGAAAAGAATTTCATCTAAACTAAATTTTTTACCCTTGTATTCTATGTAAGAAGATTTTTCTTCTAATTGTTTTGCTTCAAATTCAAAAGAACTTTTATTTATAGAATCTATTTCATTTTTGTATTCTTTAGTTGCTTGGATTTCAGCGAACTTTTCTTTAGTATATAGGATTCCATTATACCAATAAGGCTCATAATCAATAAGAGTAGGCTCGTAGTCAAAAATAACTCTACCTGAATCAACATCCTCTTTTCTTGCAAATTCTAAAATAATTCCGTCTTCTATTTTTGCATAAAACATTTTCTACTCCTATATTAAGATAATGCATCTGTTTTTGGAGCTACTAAATAGCCGTAACACGTAACTGCATAATATACATTCACTGTAGCTGACGTATTATAAATTGTAGTATATGCATAAGCATTTAACTTAGATTTTGCTATACTTCCGATTACTCTATTGCTTATTGGATGTTGAGAGTTAAAATACGTAGTTACACCTTCTACAGTATAAGTTCCTCCAGCTCCTCGTGGAAACTCCTTAGCTAGGGATATCCCTAATAAATCTCCGTAACCTTTGAATCTACCATTGCCGTCACTGAACGCTATAATCGATGTCCAGGGCTCTGTACCTACTGTACCAGTATTGGCAAACACCATATTCATAGATAAATCCCAAGTTCCTGCTCCTATACTGAATAATGTAGAACTAGAACTTGGAACTCTAGTGTTCTGAGTAGCTGAAATAGTTGTATCGTAGGAACCTTCTACAATAATAGGAACGCGAAGTTTATAACTGAATAACCAATCGGTTGATGTTGAAGGTGTATCAGATAAAGCAGTGAATATATAGGTGAAACCGTAATTATATTGATAAGAAATATTCGAACTATCGGAAGCTACAAATTGAATGTACCCAGTAGATACTGAATTAAGTTTTGTAAAATCAAAAATAAAAGTTTCACCTGCTTTTATTCCAGTACTTGGAAGTTTAATATTATAATTACTTGCTGAATCATATGTAATTATCTGATATCTATTGTCACTAGCAAGCATGGTTACATTATTTGACCCATCTATTGTACGCCCTTGTGGTGTAGTACCTACATATGCAACGTCATTAATCTCAATTATATTAGAATTAATCCATTGAGAATTAGCATAGTCATATAATAGAACGTCATTATTAGCTGGCGTTGTTATAGTTGTATCCGTTAATTTAGCAACCGTTGTTAAATGAGGGTTTGCAGTATTTCCAATATGATTAACTAATATTGGGGAATTAATCCATTTTTGGTTTACATCATCATAAACAATAACATCATTTTCTGCTACTGTATTACTATCAATATCAGTATTAGATAAATTATCTAAACTGTTTTCTTGGTTAACCCACTTAGAGCTATTACTATCATAAATCAAAGTGTCTTTATCAGCTGCACTTGTTATAGTAGTATCATCTAAATTAGATACCGTTGTACTATGAGGGTTAGAAGTATTAGATGTATGAGAAGTTAAGTTAGTATCAACTGTAGTAAGTTTATCAGAATTTTCCCACTTAGTTGTAACTGAATCATAAACTAAAGTATCACCATTAGCTGGAGTAGTTATATCAGTGTCTGTTAATCCAGTTAAACTCGCACTCGCACTCGCTTGGTTAGTCCAATTAACTCCATCATAAGTAAGAACTTGACCTGCAGCTGGAGTAGTAACAGAAACACCATCAAGATTGTTTACTGAATTTGCAATATTTTTCCATTTAGAACTATTAGAATCATAAGCTAAAATATTTTTATCTTGTACTGAAGTAATAGTTACATCATCTAAGTTAGCTATCTTAGTATCATGTGGGTTATTAGTATCCGCTTTATGATTTTCGATATTTGTGTTTAAGGCAGTTGTACCATAGTCCAATGTTAGTTTAGATTCAACAATTCCCGCTGAATCATCAACGTCACTATTAACTATTAGATCACCTGTAAGAACTTGTGATTTAGTAACTGAATGTGGATTGTTAGTATCTGCTTTATGGTTTTCAATGTTATCATATAATGATTGTGTAGAATGATCTAAAGATAATTTTGATTCTACAATACCTGCACTATCTGCAACGTCTGCATTAACAATCTCACCACTTCTTATAACTTGAACTCCATTAACTAACATCTCACCATCAACGTCAAAGCTAATAGTGTTACCATTAATTACAAAGTTGTCAGAGTTATCAAAAGAAATGGAATTATCACCGTCATTATTTCCATTTTTCCAAGCTACCAATTCACCATTACATAGTCGAAAAACTCCGCTTAATGCAGGATTATTAGAATTGCTTTCCACAAACAATACTCTTAATCCGTTAGTGTTACCAAAGTTTATGTCATTATATAATGTGAAGTTGTTTACAGCTGTAGGATCATTCAAATCTTTAACAGGTTGTAATGTTGTTGCAGCAAGAGCTTGCATAGCAGTAGTAGCAGCATCACCCCATTCAGTATCTCCAACCTGTGGATAATCATAGTTCTGACCGTTAATTACTATAGTTATCATACCAACCCTTTTTTATAAATGCTAGACCCCCGAAGGAGCCTAGCCAAAAAAAACATTAAAGGAGTAAAATGAAAAAAATCAAATTAAGAAATTTTTGCGTATGTACATTTTGCAGGATGTGCTGTGAATATTGATTGAGATGAAAAACATCTTAATTCAAATCCAGCTTGATTTTCTAATTGTCTAAAGAATTTTCCTTCCATTCCATCTAATGTAAAGGTTACATCACTAGCACCAGTTCTTACTAATCGTTTAAGAGGTAGAATAAATACGTCTGCTTCTTTTACGAATAAGTGTGGAACGATCTTAGAAACACCAGCACTTGTATAAAGTTCTAGAGCTTCAGTTCCATCTTCTAGTTTAGATGGTTTATAAGAAGCATCTATTTTTCTGATTGATTGAAGATCAGTTGCTAAGTTCAACCAAGTTTTTGGGTTTAGATAGATTGTAGTTTCTTCAGAAAGTCCTCTACCTATTGCTGAACTGAAAGCAGCTAATAGTTTAGAAATGGTAAGAGGAGTTGATATAGAAACATCATTTCCTTTGAATAGTGAATAAACACTGTTGTCGATGTTAAATAAAGTACCACTCTTTTCGCATATTGCTTGTAGACCTAAAGATTCAACACCTTTTGTTCCTACATAATAGATAACGCAAGAATGAGAGTTAGTAGTAATAGCTGTATTAACTGCAGCAGCTAATGTTGAGTTTGCAGCGGTTAATGTAACTTTTTTGTTGTCGATATCAACTGATTTAACAACGAAAGTATCATTTCCAGCACCGTCGCTTACATTTGCTCCAGCTGTTGTATCATAAAGTTGAACTGTAGTAGAAGATTCACTTCCAGACCAGATTCCAGCAGCCCAGCTTCCAGAATCTATACTGATTGTAATATCAGATCCACTAACATAGGTATCGTTAGCACTGGTTGATCCAATACCACTATCACCATATAGGAAGTTTATTTCATTTCTTTTTGTTATAGCTTCAATCATTACTTCAACTGTTAATCGGGTTGCATTGATGAAAGCACCTTTATCAGAAGTAGATTGTGCTAATTGACCATAAGGAATAGCTTGTCTTAGAACTAATCCAGGACTTGATATTTCAGCATCAGCTGTAACCATACCAGCACTTGCATTTAGAGTATAAGCTTGGCTGTTAGATCCAACTGTGAATCCTCCAACTGAAGAAACGATAACAGGTTGTACGAATTTTCGTCCTTGTTGAGTTGCTTTTTTGAATGATACTGCTTTTGTAATGTGAGATGATTCTGGAACTAGATTTTCTATTTCATCTGCATACACTTCTTTAAACAAACCGTCTAATACACTTAGTTCTGCCATAATATTTACCTTTCATATAAAATGAGATTAAAATTAAAATTAAATTTAGGATTAATGTTTTTAAAAATCGTCCGAGTACAAATTTTTAAGCGTCCGATAGGATAGCTTGAATAGAAGATAGCGAGTATTTCACATCTATTTTTATAGGGTCAAATTGATACCTATATAACTCAACTGAAATTATTCTCACGTCTTGACTTGATTTTATGATACAGGTTAAAAGAACTTCAACCTTGCAAGGTAAAAAAAAGCTTGCCCTTATATATAAAAGCAAGCTCAGAAAAGGAATTTTACTCTATGAGTTGTAGTTTTACAGCGTTGTGGTTTTTTGTTTTTATTTTTTTCATTGGATCATGTTTTCAAGTTTTTTATGAAAATCTTCCATAGAGATTTTTTTCCTTTCCTTTTTTAATGTAGGATTTGATGACACTACTTTGAGTTTTTGTTTTTGTTTTTGAGCTTTTTCTCTACTTTTTGAAATATCATCTAGATAACCTAGATAATCTCTTTCTACTATCTTTGCACATTCTTGAAAGTTAGTATTGATACCATTATTTAAGGCTTGTTTATATAGATTAGCAATTCTTATAATAGAACCTTCTGTAACTGGTAGTTCTGTATCTTTAAGAGCTGCTATTATTTCAGATTGGAATTGATTTCTATAATGTTCTTGTAGTTGTTGTTTTATCCTATTATCTCTTTCATCTAATTCTTTTTGTCTACGATCTAATTCTTTTTGAAGTTCTACAGCACGTCTTTCAGAATCAGACATAGCATTATATTTTTCCTGTTCTTCTACATACTCTGCTAATAGTTCTTGACTAGCTTGTAATATAGCTTCTCTATTTGGATGATTCCTTAGAAAATCACGTGGATTATCTACTAAGTTTTTAGTAAAAGCTTCTAATTCTTTTCTAGCTTTTGCTACCTCTTCAAACTTTCTATTAGCACCAAGCCCTTGCTGAGCTAATTTTAAAACTTCAGATCTAGGATACTCTTTTTCTTCACCGAGAACTTTTAGTTTAATCATTTCTTCAACTACTTCTTGTTGAGGACTAGTAGTGCTATCCACAGAATCACTAGTAGTATCAACATTAGTTGCAGTTGTTGTTGAATCATTTGTAACATTTGTAATTTCATCTGTCATAAATACTCCTTTATAATTAAAAATTATTTTGCCGTATTTGGCATATTAATTTGTTCTATACTCTCATTGTAACTAGCCTGTGCCTCATCACTAGCACCCTGTGGTAAATTAGGAAGTTTAGGCATGTTTGGTAATCTAGGTTGCTCCTGTTGTAATGGAGTCTCTACAGGTTGAGGTTGTATATTAGTAGCCTTAGGTTGTAATGGTTGTTGACCTAAGATCTGTAATAATTCAGGATCTGTATTTCTTAGAAGATCAATGTGTTGTTGACAATGAGACAACATAGCTTGAATTATTTCAGGATTTTCCCTAGCTTCTGTAGAAGATCCAACTGTGTTATGTTCTTTAATATGCAAAACATGATTATCAGAATAAATAGCGTTAGGAACTTCACCTGCAGATATTTTTTCATTTTCATCTGTAATTAATAAAAGTTCTGAGGTTTCCCCATGAATCATAGGTTGTAAATTTCCAGTTTGTAGAACCATTAGATAATCATCTGAAGTTTTTATAATACCTGATTGAAGTAAGGTATCTGCTAAATTAATTTTTCCAGCTAATGTTTTAGTAATAGGGTTAGCAGCTTGAACTTGAACTCTATTAATTAAGTTAATATCTTCACCTGTAAATTCTTGAATTAAAGTTTTATTATTTTTTCCTACAATTTCTGCAAGTATTGGAAGTTGACAGAATTTTTGTAATCTTCTTATCATTGAGTTTCCAACATTTTCTAGTAGTTGGTTATAAGAAGCAACAAGTCCATTCATGAATTGTACAGATTGTGATTGAACTAATGCAAGAGCTGCACCTGAGTTACCTCTTAATGCTCCGGTAGGATCACCTCTAACAACTGAGTTCACACCACTAATCACTTCTTGTTTTTGTTGTAGTTGATTCAAGAAATTATAAAGTTCAGGACTTGAAGCCGTAAGATTTATTCCTTGTGGTGGTTGCGTACCTTGTGGACGTTCTATTACAGCTAATCCGTCTGATAATTCTGAAGCAGAAATATTTGTACCTGATTCTACAGATATCATCTGAACACCAAAAGCTTTATTGTTTGTAAGAGCTGTAGAAAACAAAGTATTTTCAGCTTCTTGAATTGGTGCTAAATCAAAAGCAATAGAGTAACCAAAACAAGATCCATTCCAATTGGAACTTGCTACTCTATGTACTGGTATTTCTTCATAAGGAAGCGGAACATCTGTTAATACAAAAGAATCATCATCAGTAAATTCAACAAACCTTCCATCAGGATTTGAGTTAGTTTTTTTGCAATACAGAGTCCATAATATAACTTGATCTGAATCCGTAATATTCAGTTGACCTCTATTTTTATAAGGTGGAATATCCCACGCTTGCATTGATTCAAAAACACTTGGTAGATTTACAATCTTATCATAATAATCAGGATAAGCAGCTGCTAGGTCATACCTATTAACTTGTTTTCTAAGTATCAACCAATTATTCTTTTCAAACTTTTCACAGAGTATATCTCTGATTACTTCAAGTGTAGAATAAGAGTTTAAATCAATGTTTCCAGTTCTTACAGAATTACCTTGACCATCTGATATTTCTTCACCTTTATCTATATTCCAAGCAACTTCTACAAACCCTTCGCCTGAATATAAAGATTTTTCTACAGCAGCAACTAATAAATCTTCTATACCATCTTCTTTTAAATAATAATCAAGTAAAGCATTTCCTAAGATACATTGAGTTTTAGATCTATAGTCGTTATTAACAGCTTTACAATCCCAAGCTGGTCTATTATTTGTTGCTAATAATAATTGATGTTGTAGTAAGTTTCTAAAATCAGATATCATTATTTTTGAATATTCAGAATGATCACCCGTTCTATTAACACTAGCAGTAGTTACCCCAGCTGTATAATAATAATTAAAGCATCTCCATAATATCCAATTAAGTTTAGTTGATACTATGTAGGTATAGAATTTATTAATCTTATCTTTTGCTTCTTTTACACAATCTAAAGAATCAAGGGTCGCAAAGTTTTTCTTCATGGAAAATCCTTTTATAATTTCAGTACTGATTTAAAAAACTCTGTCGTATTTGAAGATTTTTCTGACATAGGATAAAAAATATTTTCCTTCTCAACTTTTGGTATTGGATTGGTTCTTTGATCAATAACTCTAACTCCATAAATTAAAGCAGCTAATGCATCTAAATGACCTAAAGAATCAGAACGTAAAAAAGCTTTTCGATTATCATCCCACAATCCAAATAGCAAACAGTCCTTCAAATACTGACAATCACTACTTACTTTAATTCTAGAATTTTGGAACATCAACCTTGCATAGTTAACCATTGCTACCAAGCTATCTTTTTTAATTGGACTAAAATAAATACGTTCAGTATTAGCTAAATCACGGAGTAGGATAGGGTTGTTATTATCAGCAACTGCACTATGATAAGACTTATCACCCCAAAGAGTGTTCATTTTTTCTTTAATCTTTATAGCAATATTTTTAGTAGTTACTTCTTCATTTTTAAGAACCGTTTCACCTTCAATGATAACTAAATCCTTTTCAAAAATATAAGTCATATAAAGGATACAGGTATAATCCACAGAACCAATATCCATAGCTAGGTAATGGTGATAATACTTGTAATTGACCATAGCTCTAATTCTTTTACTTTCATCTTCAGGTATCAACCAATCTTGTTTTTGAGAAGCTTCTGGAATGATCAAAGAACTTATAGGAGGTACAACACGACATAACCATTCCCTCTGATAAGATTCAGAATCAACACCGCCACAATCTTCTATAATTTGATTTTGTTGTTCTACTGTAATATCACCGCATTTAACAGAGTCCTCGATAGTATGAGTAAAGAACTCACCTTTAATTTGAGCTTCCCTTATAAGATTAAAATAGGGATGTGTAAGATCCTTTGATGGTGTAGAAGATATTACAAGCTTTCCTCGTGTTGTTAATAGCATTGGTAGTAATACTTCTTTTAAAATATATTCAGGACGATACTTAAAATGTGCATATTCATCTAGAACTAAGATATTAGCTTCTTGACCACGGCATTTATCAAGTTCAGAAGTATCTTTTGCTCCAAACAAAAAGATTTTAGAGCCATTCTCAAATACATAACAGCCATCTTGGGTGTTATATTTAGGTTTAAGATTTGGTGCATACATATAAATATGATCCATGACTTGTGATAGAATAGCTCGTGTTTGATTCAACTGAGGGGATCCATAATAGACTTTAAGTTTTTCTGATACTAAGCACCTTTCAATGATTGAAATGACTATTGCTGTAGTTTTACCGAAACGACGTCTACAAGAGCAAACAATACGTCGTTTTTTAGATTTGATCATTCTGTACAAAGGAATTTGAGAGAGCCTTAGATACCAAGCCCCAATTATTCCTTGTCGGTACAAATATTGATAGTCAATCTCATTCTTTTTCATCTTCAATTAAAATTTTTTCTTCAGGTACTACAGTAATTGTTTTACTTTCCCTAGCATCTAGAATCATTTTTATTACATCATCACGGGAGTAGTTTATATTTTCAGTTTCAACGGATGCTTCTACAGTTTCTACAGGTTTTCCAAACATACGCTCCATAAACCTAAAAAAGATATCAACTGAAAGTTTTTCATTCTTAGTAGATAACATAATTTTCTTTAATCTTTTAACCCCAGCTTCTATAGAAGATATCTTTTGTTTTATACCATCTTCATCTTGGATAGTAACATCTTTTTTAAAGAGTTCGTTCAAAAGCGAACGTTCTAACTCTCTATTAAATTTGTTGGTAATTTTCCTTTTAAAGATAGATTCAGGAGTTACCATTTTACTTACATCTTTATTTCCTCGTTTAGACATATTATCTCATTTTAAAGAATTGCATATTAATTTTATTAATTTCATTTTTTAAAGCTTCAAATTGTTTATCCACATCTTTTCTAAAGGTTCTATCAGCTTTTTCCCTCTCTTTATATGCGAGTATTTCTTGTAGACTAATAAAGCTAAGAAAAAACAACATTGAAAAGATTTTAACTAAATCAGAATCACAAAAAGCAGCAATAATAATAGAACCAATTAACACCAAATAGAACACAAAATACTTATCTATCTTTTTCATTTCCTTTATCCTCGCTATTTACATCAATATACGCTTCAACCTTCATTCTATCTAGGACTAGGTATAAAACTTCAGGGGGTTCTATCCATTTGAGTCTTACTCTTTTTTCAGGATTCACACCATAAGCAGCTAACTGATAACCATCTTCAGCTTTAATTACACCAAACAAAGTCTGAGGGTATTCTTTTTTAGGATTCACCACGCTCTCACCTCCATAATCTCTTTTATCTCTTTAATAAAATTTTTAGGTTTTTCTATCTCATAAAGCAACTTTAATTTATCGTCAAAAACACCGACTCTTTCTCTATTTTTAAATCCAGTTAAAGAAATGAACCGAGTAGGTTTAATAGGAATTGGTTTTATTTCTTCTTTTTTCTTTTCTATTTTTTCCATTTCTTTTTGGTTTTTATTATATTTTTTCATTTTTTTTCTTAATGCAACGGAGAATTCTAAAGCTTTACTTTTTGTAGATTGTGGTAGAAATACAACTAATTCTTTTACGTTATTATATCTAAGTATTCTGTAATTGTAGTTAAAAAACTTTTTCAATACTTTTATTACTTGCATTTCCTCCTCCTCATTTTCTAGTGAAAAATAAAGATTATAATCGAAACGTCTGTTAATGATTTTGTTATCTTTAAAATCTAAATCTTCTTTTTTTTCTTGTTCTAAAACTAAAAATTCCATTTTTAATTTCCATTAAGATAATAAAACAAAAAGTAAAAGTTACCTATTTATAATCGCTGGTTTTAAATAAAGTTCAGAAGTTTTACAGTTTAAAACATCTCTAAAAGAAACTACAGCGAGTTGATTAGCAGCATTTAACAAAGTATTATTAGCTCCTATTGATACAGGAACTAAAGTATTTTTTTCTACTTTGAACTCGCAAACGCAATATCCTAAAGGCTCTTTAATTAATCCGTACACCCTTTTAGGATAAGTAAAGTTATCTATAGTTATCATTTTCTTTTTAGGTCTACCAATTTTTTTTTGTTCTTTTTCCATTTTAATCCTTTCTTTCTTTATAAGCTAAACTTAATTTTGTTTCTATACTCGCAATGTTTTTTAATTTTTCAGGAAGTTTATCTTCTTTTAAATCTTCTTTGATTTTATTTTTATTCCAAGCAAACTCTGTTTTAGACCTTACGTATCCACTATCAATTAAATCAACTATGTTTCCTTGTTCTAATCTAGCAAGCTCTAAATCTTCTATTTTTAAGCTTTCAGATTTTCTAAAATTTATGACATAGTTTTTAGTTGCAAACTTTTGGAAATGAGACCCAAGCAAAGAAACTTTAAGATATTCTTTTAAGTTTTCTTTTTTATTCTCTAGACTTTTTCTAGTTTTTGCTAATTGCTCTTCTTCAGCTTTTAAACCTAAAATTCTTTTGTCCATTTCTTTTAGCACAAAGATAATTGATTCAACTTTATCTTGGAGCTCTTGAAAAGTATCCTCAAACACTTTAGGATCATCGCAATAATCTTCTAATCTACAAATTTCAGCTAGAAGTAAGGTTAGTGTATGTTTCTTTTCTGCTTCTTCAATTTCTTCTAGATCTTGATTTTCAAACTCTATCAAAGCTTCAATTTTTTGTTTGTAGGTATCACAGAATTTTTCAAAAAATACTTGTTTATTTTCCATACTCGCTCTCCTAATCGTTATTCCTTACTCCGTACTCAACGAAATCTAGATTGTCATAAAGTTTCTTTTCTGCTTCTACTTCTCTTTTTCTTCGTTCTTTATTACGTCTAGCCATCTCATCAATGATTAGATCAAAAAGATTCATTAGCATTCCAGAGGTGCAGCTTCTTATATACTTACTGAGTTCTTTGTAATCTAAATTAATTTCTTCCATTTTTTCCTCTTTTATTGAATTTTCCAAATAATTATTAACGCAATAATTAATCCTAAAAACATCCCTATAAAAATCATTCTCCATCCTTAATTAAACCAAATTTTTTAGACTCAATTAAATTTTTAACTGCTATAGGTGTTTTTTTCTCCTCTTTTTTTCTAGCTATTTTTTCTTGATAAGCTCGCAAAAAATTACTTCTAGCGACTGAATTAAAAGACTCATCTTCTACCCAAGCTTGTAATTGACGAGGACCTACAACTATTTCTTTGCAGATATCAGGTAGTTTTTGAAATTCTTCAGATGAATTGTAAGAAGAATTACTAACCGCTTTTACTACACATTCCCAAGCTTGATCTGCCGTAAGAGTTCCTTCTTTTCTTTCTTCGATTTTATTTATCGCCTCGATTATTTGACCTTGTGTAGGTGGAAACCCTTTTGTGTCTGTAGCAAGATATAACCTTACTCCAGAAGATACCTGCTCGTAAGAATAATCACCCAGTACTAATTCCCAAGCTGTTAACATTTGCTCCACTTCAAGCGTAGAATAGTCCCGATAGAATCTAGGATAGGACGCTTTTACTATGAAAAAAATTTTACTCAATTCTTGTTTTGTCATTTTCTTCTCCTTTAATAATCGACATCAAATACTCATCAATCTTCTCACTATTCGATTGTTTAGGTGGTGATTTGTTCCCATAATTTCGACCTTCCCACGTTCGTACCGTGGCTTTCCAGTCTTTCATTTTGTTTTTTCCTACCATCCAACCGTTCGACTGGTAGTAGTCGTAAAAATAACAAGGATCGATTTTGTTTTTTCGTTCGATACAGTATTGCTGAATTTCTTCGATAGTAGGTTGAATAAATTTTTTAGGTTCTCTTTTGGGTTTTTCTTTTTTTATATTTTTTTCTTTTATATCTTTAACTATATCTTTATCTTTATCTATATCTTTAACTATATCTATATCTAAGGGTTCTGTAACTTCTTGATTATATTTGTCGTTTAGACCAAGTTGTATTTCTGTTGTAATTTTATTGGAATCTTCCTGTATTTCTGTTGTAATTTTATTGGAATCTTCCTGTATTTCTGTTGTAATTTTATTGGAATCTTCCTGTATTTCTGTTGTAATTTTATTGGAATCTTCCTGTATTTCTGTTGTAAT